CAAGTGGGATAAGTGTTGATACGTTTAATAGATGGGTGCAGAAAGACTCGATGTTTGCCAGTTTGGTACGAGAAGCCGAAAGCGTGGCTGTGGTTTCCAGGCTGCAAAACATCCAAAAAGCAGGAGATCGTGGCGATTGGAAGGCTGATTCCTGGTACTTAGAGCGTACTCAGCGTGAGATATTCGGCAGTAATGAGACAAAGAGCAACGCTCTAGCAGTACAGATTAACATACACAGAGACAGCGATACAGAGACTGTAACGATTAAGCCATCTGGTTCTAAAGCAGAGGATTAAAGGTCTGTAACTGTTGGTATTGCTAGGGTTTAGTTTAAAAAGGGTTCATAGGTGGTTCAAATAGCCCCCAGTACCAAGCCCCACAGGCACAACTTTTTCGAAGGCGAAGGCGATACACACACACGCCCCCCTTCACACAAAAAACAAACAACACAGGTTGTCGCTTAGTTGTCGTAAACCAAAAAAAACAAATTCTCAGGTTGTCGACAACCAATAGGTAATCAACATGGAAATGCAGAGTAATAAATTCGCCAGGAATATGATGGCCCAAAAGTTAATGTCTGAGAATAAGGACAACCCATTTAACTCTAGGTTCTTTCAGCCGAGTGATGCTTATTCAAAGCAACAGACAAGACCGATACAAGGTGATTTGACATTAGGTAACATTGCATCATACTTTATGCCTTTTTCTAAGGATGTAGGCCCATATGAAGATAGTCCTAAATTAAATCGACCTGGAGGAGTAAACATAGATTTCCCACCGATTGCTAAAGATGCAGTTAGTGGAATTAACAAGTTTGGCCAAGTCTTTAGAGGTGAGTTAAGCCAAGATGAAATAAAGCAATTAGCCTTTGATACATCTATGAATGTCACAGGTGGTTCTTTGGTAGGTTCTAAGCTGCTTAAAAATGCTGTGCCAAAAGATTCTTTGTCAATGGGTTTGTATTCTGGAACAAAAGCTGAAAAAAAAGCTAAAATAGCAGCTTTAAGAAAAGAAGCTAATATTGAAAGGTTTGGTTATGACCCTAATGATTCAAGTTCATTACCAGAAACTTCTTACAGATACCAACATCAACCAAGAGGGCCAAAAGACGAAACTCCTGTAAGATTAGATGACCTTACAAAATCAACAACTGGTGAAAGTGCAGGTTACCCAGATGATTTTTATACATTACAAGGACAAAGAATTTATGCACAAGGCCCAAAATTTCCTGGTGATGAATTTGGTTCATCGAATTTAGAAAGTTATAACATCATAAAAAATATAAGAAATAAGCCAAATGCAGAAGTTACTATTTATAGGGCTGTACCTAATAATAAAAGTATAAAAACCATAAATTCAGGTGATTTTGTTTCACTTAGTAAACAATACGCAAAAAGTCATGCAGCAGGTGGATATGGTGAAGGTGGAGAAGAAGCAGGAAAGATTTTATCTAAAAAGGTCAAAGTAAAAGATATTTATTGGGATCAAAATGATGTTAATGAATTTGGGTATTTTCCAGAAAGTAAATAATGTCTAAGAAGATAATAAAACTAGAATACGACCCACAACCTAAACAGCAGTTATTGCACAAGTGTAAAGCCAAGCAGATATTATTTGGTGGAGCAGCAGGAGGTGGTAAAAGCCATTCTGGTCGTTGGGATGTAATTGGGTTCTGCTTAGAGAATCCTGGTTTAAATGCCTTTATATTTCGTAGGTCGCTGCCTGAGTTGGATAGTAATCATATTCAGCCCTTAAAGAAGGAATTGCCTTTAGCGTTAGGTTCATTTAACGAAACCAGAAAGAGGTATGAATTTTATAATGGTTCAACCATACAGTTTCAGTATTTAGAACGAGATAGTGACTGTGATCGTATTCAAGGCACAGAAATACATATAGCCCTAGCCGATGAAGCAGGTCAGCTATCAGCCTATCAATTAGGTTATATTAAAAGTCGAATGAGATTAGGATCATTTAAGCCAAAGCAAGAAGGGTTTTTCCCACGATTAGTAATGACAGCTAATCCAGGTGGACAGAGCCATAACTTTTTAAAGGCTTTGTATATTGATCCATCACCTCCTGAGACTTATTTTTACGATCATACAATGCGAGACCCAAATAATCCAAAGGATAAGGGTTGGCTGAGTATGTATATACCTGCAAAGATGACTGACAATAAATACATTGATCCTAGTTACGCTAGTTCATTTAGTGGTTTGCCAGAAGAACTTGCAAGGGCTTTGCGAGAGGGTGATTGGGATTTAGTTATTGGCTCTTTCTTTGGTGATATTTGGAAAAGAGATTTACACGTTATCAAGCCATTTGACATTCCACAGCATTGGACAAGGTTTAGATCGTTTGACTGGGGATCGGCATCGCCATTTAGCGTTGGTTGGTGGGCAGTAGCTGAAGGGCATGAAACTATACCAGATAACGCATTGGTTAGGTATCGTGAATGGTATGGAGCAGCAGGGCCGAACAGAGGTTTAAGAATGACGGCTGAAGAAGTTGGAAGTGGTATTCGTGCAAGAGAACGTGGCGAAAAAATAAATTTTGGTGTTGGTGATCCGTCAATATGGAAGTTTGATGGAGGCCCGTCAATAGGAGAGAGATTAGGTAAGTTAGGCGTAAGATTTAGAAGGGCTGATAATTCCAGAGTTGCAGGATGGGATCAGGTAAGGCAAAGGCTAATTGGCGATGATGGAGTTCCTATGATGTATTTCTTTAAGGGCTGTATTGACACCATTAGGACATTACCAGTTTTGACCCACGATAAACATCGAATGGAAGATATTAATACGACTGAGGAAGATCACGCTGCTGATGAAATTCGTTACGCTTGCATGTCAAGACCATTTACAAGAAAAGCCCCAGAGATAGATGAGGATATTTGGCGAAAGCCGACCATCGATGAAATGATGAGTGGTTTGGATAAAACAAGCCGACCAAGTTCGTGGAGATTTTAATTGGATTATAAATTTGACAGAGAGCCTACGAAAAAGGCTGATAGAGCTGCGTATTGGAACAACCAGATTCTAAACGCTCGTAAGTTTGAGGAAACCTGGCGAGAGCGTGCTAGTGGTATAGTTCAAAGATACAGAGATGATAACGTCAATCGGTTTGAACGTGAATCGAGAATGAACATATTTCATTCCAATATTGATACGTTAAAGTCGGCTTTATATTTTAAAACACCAAAGCCACGAGTAACCAGACGATTTAAAACTGATGACCCTATTGGTAAAACCATAGCAATGGTTATGGAACGTGGCTTACAGTATCAGTTAGATTTTTATGATTTTGATGGAACAATTAAAAAAGCCATTGAAGATATGTTAATTGTAGGTCGTGGGGCTGTAAGGTTAAGATATGATCCTGTGCTTGTTACAGGTGATCCACAACGTATTCCTATTAATGTTGAGCCTATTACTGGCATTGGCGAAGTTGCTCCTGGTCAAATGGGTGAAGTTCAGGTTGCCCAAAGGCTGCTTGATCCTGAAGGTAATGAAATTGAGCAAGAAAACGTAAAGCAAGATGCAAGAGGTTTATTTATAGAAGGTGATCCAGTAGAAGAAATTGGAGAGCAATCTATTCGCTGTGAGTACGTGCATTGGCAGGACTTAACCATTGCCCCTGCTAGATGTTGGGAAGATGTAAAGTGGATTGCGTTTAGGCATTTATTATCTAGGCAAGAACTAGTTGATTATTATGGCGAGAAGCAAGGGCAGCAAATCCCTTTAAGTTATGTGCAATCGGAATCATCTGGCTATCAAGATAACCCAGAACCAGACATGGCTGAAATTTATGAGATATGGGATAAGAGGTCTGGCAAACAAATATTTGTAGCCACTAGTTTTAATGAAATACTAGAAGAAGCTGACGATCCTTATAATTTAGATGGTTTTTGGCCTATGCCAGAGCCTATCTATGCCATTTCGACAACTGACACAACTTTACCTGTGCCAGAGATATTAATATATGAAGATCAGTTATTTGAATTAGATTTAATCACACAAAGGATTGCAGCGTTAACTGAAGCCTTAAAACGTAGAGGTGTTTACGATGCTAGTTTCCAAGAATTAATAAGATTAGCTGATGCCAATGATAATGAATTTATCCCTGTTGAAAACTTTGCGATGTTACAAGCAGGTGGTGGTTTAGCTAATGTTATGCAAGAAGCACCATTGCAGAACTTAATTACGGCAATTACTGCGTTATACTCATCAAGAAAAATTGTTATTGAAACCATTTATGAGATCACAGGTATCTCCGATATAATGAGAGGTACGTCAGCTAGTCGTGAAACGGCAACGGCACAAAGGATCAAAGGTCAATTTGGTGCAATGAGGTTAACAAGCCGTCAACGTGCTATTGAAAAGTTCTTAGATAAAATAATGACATTAAAGGCTGAATTACTTGTTGAGAATTTAGAGCCTAGCTTATTGGAAAAGATGACTGGGATTGCTTTACCTCCAGAGGTAGTCGCAGTCATGCAAGATGATCGATTAAGAAGTTACAGAGTGTCTATAGATACTGAAGAAAGTTCAGCTATAGATCAAGCGATGGATCAGAAAAACAGAACTGAATTTCTAACGGCTATGGTTCAGTTTCTGCAAACTGTCGGCCCATTAGTTAACTCTGGTGCTATAGGTTTTGACCAGGCAAAGATGAT